GAGTTTTTAATGAAGCTGAAATGAATCTTATTTTAAACGATACTTTAGATGAAGACTTTAGAAGCTTTGTTCAGTTTGCTTATTATACAGGAGCAAGGAGAGGGGAGTTAGAGAATATGGAAGTTCATAAATTCAAATCTCTTTACTTTGAAACACATGGCAAGACAGGAAGACGTTTAATACGATTAAATAAACAAGCTAGAACGGTGTTAAGTAATAAAGAGGGAATGTGGACATATAAAGGAGAGTATATTAGTAAACGCTTTAAAAAGAATCTACGTAGGATGGAAATTAAAGATGGACGTTTCCATGACCTACGCAGAACTTTTGGATACAATTTAATTGCTAAACATAACGTACCTATTTATAAAGTCAGTAAACTGTTAGGACATAAATCTGTAAGCACAACCGAGAAACATTACGCTCCTTTATTGGTTACAGACGTAGAAGACTTTATGTTATAGTTAAGGTCTTAAATTGTTGGCGATATATGGGGTACTTTGAGCTAAAAATACGCTACTAGCGGTGTGTTTTTTTACGGAACTATGTGTAAGGTTACGTAGAGTTCTTTTGGCTTTCTCGAGGTTATTTTTCTTTGAAACATACACCCATATATTTCGGTTTAATCCCCACATAACTAATGAGAAATCTTTACGTTGTCTCATCTTTTTATGTATATGGGGATCGCTAGTTTGATACCGATAACATTTGTCACCACGAATAAACGGATATTCCCTCCACATATATGTATAGGTCACATTTAATCCTCCTTTATTTCATAAGTATTCCATTTAGGAATAACTTTAAAACCTTGAACACTTCTTCTATAAAATAATTCAGCTACATAATCATCGTCATTTTGACCATTTAAATATCGTTGATTTATTTTATTTACTAACTCTTGATTGCTTAAATGTTTAAACCTTTTTGTCATTATAATATCCTTATTCATCAATAAGTAACACGACTTCTCCAGATTCTTCATACCCAGAGTCTCCTGTGTTATTAATGGATCCAATTCCTGTAACCCATTTATTGTTTTCCCAAAAATCATTATCTATTACTCTAATAGGTAAGGTTTGATCTTTTATATCTTTTAATGCTTTAATAAGCTCTTCAACTGTCATTTAACTCTCCTTAATTATTTAAATTTTGTGGTTTTAGTCAGCGATGACCACAAACACCCGCTTTCCTTTTGAAAGACTTGGGTTTCAAGAGCTAATAATATTACCAAACGTTACTTTTTTTTTACTCTTGAATACTCTTACTTACAATTTTTACAAGTTTGTTTTTGACACAAGATCCCTTTAAATACGCTATTTAGTAAATAGATTTGTATCTTCTTTTTTCTACTATTTAACGCATAAGACCAGTATCGGTTACATTGTAAGCAGAGATAAGGAGGGTATTCAGTTGGTTTTTTACCACGCCAACTGTTAAGAGCCTTATCTTCTGCTACTAGCAAGAGATCAATCCACTCATCAGCTTGTTTGCCGAAGTAGTATTTTAAATCATATATTCTTGCCCATTTTTTATTACGGTATTCTTCATTGTCTCTGGAAGCCATTGGATTATCTCCATTAGACTTCCTTACCCTTACCTAATTATATCTATACAACCTTTTTAATTATATCAATGATGCTTTGCAGTTCAGCATCAGGAACGAGATCCTCATGTTCTTTTATATAAACCAATTTGCTTTTAACACGCTTTAGAATCTTTAAAGACTCCTCTATAGCAACTTCTTGAGTCATTACAGCTTCAGATAAGCGATGCATTTCAGATTCATAAAAAGACTGAGGTATGGTGCTTTCGTAAATATCACCCACGCAGTTTCTCCATGATTATTGTCAGCTTATTGTCTATATCTTTCAATATAGGAAACAGCCAATATTTATTCATAAAATAAAACACAATCATACAAAAACAGAGGAATAGATTATCCATAACCCCTGTAATTGCCACTTCATATATATAGTAAGGTAACATTAGCTAGATGTCCTCCTTTTTGTTTTAAATACTTTCCATTCTTTATAATAGTACAGTATTAATAATAAAATACCCATTGTGGTAAAAATGCCTATCGAAGTAAAAAACAACGAAAGACTAAATATAAAAAAATCAACTAACCAATCTGCAATATCAGCAATAATCATTATTTATCCTCACAGTATTTACAAAGTTCTCTTTCTTTTCCCAAAGTAGGGATGTGTTTCCCATGCATAACTATATTGTTATTATATCTTGTTTTTTCATACACATTTTTACATTCTATGCAATATCTAAGTCTATTAGAATCGCTTTTAGAAATACTTCTAGGTGTTTTAGTTATGTATGCATTTTTTTGTTGAGCATTTACCATTAAACGCTTTATCACCCATTCCATTTTACCTGTCCTTTGGAACATCCGATTTATTATGTTCCTTGTCTTTTTCTTGAATCATAAGCAATTTGGCAGAAAGATAGACTAAAGCATCAAGAACTTCTTCAATGGTTTCCTGTATCCATTCTCTACCGTCATGAATGTCTACTTCTTGAGCGTATTCACGTTTACCTTTTTCAAGTCTTTCAATTACTTTTGCAACGATTTCTAAATTATATCCTTTATTTAGCATTAAATATTTCCTTTAGACTCTTGATTTAAAAGTTCTTCATTTTCATAAAAAAGTCTGTCTTGGTTTTCGGTTATTTTTCTATCGATAAACCCGACTGTTAAAATAAAAATACCTATCAATAAAAAGCTTATTACTAATATCATATAAGTCTCCTTTTAAGTTTATTGAGTTCCCGTAATTGATCGCCAAACCATATTTGCCATAATTAATCTCAGAACTAATTACAAATAATATTTTTATATTCATAAATATGTGTAAACGCTTTATATATTCCACGTTTACGTTTAGTTTGAGAAATTCTTTTATGTCTACAGGAACTCAAATGTTTAATTGGGGGCAGCGTAGACGTTAATTCGCTGTATAAATACTCTATAGTTGGAGCCTTATTTATAGCAACTACCCCCATAAGCTTTAATCACACGTTCCAGTTTCACATTTATCGGGAGCGTAGATACCTTTTCCTAAATCATCATGTGGTTTTTCTTCAACCTCAACCATTTGATTCTCATAAGCTTTTCTCATAGCACGACCCATTTCAACCAACTCATAGTCATCTGCCCTAAGTAAATGATCAGCTATTTTAAAAAACTTATCTATGTGAAATACTGGCTTTACAAATTCTATTTTCATGTTATCCTCTGAATTTCTTTATTATATCAAGTAACTTTTCATATTTCATTAGAACATACGTATCTCCTCTATCTTCTCTAAAAGCTACTATGTCAGTATGCTCACATTTTAAAAATGAAGCGATACTCTTTCTTCTTTTTGCTTGAACTGTTAAATCATCAATAATACAATCCACTTCATCGTGCATTCCAAGAGAGCGGCCATTACTACCCCACGCTCTTTTAGCTGATAGACCCCACGCTTTGGCGAGGTCTACCAATTCACGTTCAAACTTATTGCCTTTTATCTTACTAGGGTGACTCAAGGTAACCACCTAGTCCATCTATGTAAAGTCACACTCATTTCAAGCGGTCCAAAACCCAAGCCTAAATTGACGTGTTCTCCGTTTATAGAATGGATCCCTATAAACATATTTATAATGCTTAACAAAATCATTCTCAAGCCAACACCTTCAGCATTGTTTTGAGTCTGAACTCTTATTACGTATTTCATTTACTGTAATCTCCAAGAGAAGGAGGAGGTAATGGAATAAATAACATTTTTTGTTTATCAAATTCAAACATTACTTTCCAACGCCCACCGTCTCTATTCTTTTCGGTATAAAGCATTCGACCACTTTCCGTACCTTTACCGTTAATTGTAAAAACTTTATCAGCTTTCTGAACTACGTTACTCGTTCCTTTTGCTGAGTGTATATCTACGTATCCACTACGACCTGAATCTTTATTAATGTGATGAACTGCAATAACAATGCATTCTTGGTTATTAGCAATCTCTTTCAGTTTTCCAATAATTTTATTCATACGATCAAAATCATTTTGAGAACCTTTCACATGAATTTCATCAGTAGGATCTACAATAACGATATGAGGTTTCATATACGCTACTTGTTCTTGAAGCTTATCTATTTCGGGAGGAATATGTGCAAATTGAATATGCTCTAAATGAGAATAAAGATTTTTAGGATCTTTTAATTCTGCGTAGTGCTTATTGATTTCTCTTTGCGTATACCCTTCAGCCATTTGAGACATACGTTTTATGGTTAAGTGTTCATTATTTTCTAATGACAAATACATAATACGATGTTTATTTAACTGAATAGCTAAGTTAGAGATATAAGTAGACTTACCCATACCGGTGTCTCCAAGGATAATAATCAACTCACCCGGCATCGCCCAGGAGTCGTTATTCAATCCATACAGATCTTTGTAATTAAACGCTTTTTCAGAGATACCATCTCTAAGAAATTTTGCATAATTCTCAGCAAGTGTTTTAGCACTCTTAATTGCCATAGAATAATCTTTACGTTTAAAGTGGATACATTTAGGATCACAATGCTTTGCCATAATAGGATCGTCACACCAATAGTTATATCCTTTATCAAACTCACTATTGGTAGTAGATTGTGCTTCCTTATCGTTTCCAGACCACTCTGATAAAGTACGATACACAATTTCTCTAGGCATTCCGTTTCGTCTCATCCAACCCGCTAATCGCATCATTGTATCATTGGTTTCTCCATGTACAGGAGATTTAGACAATACAGTTTGCATACAAGTGACTACGGTACTTGGATCCATGTCAAAAGCAGAACGACTGGTTTCTTGATTTTGTATAGGTTTAGGAACGTACAACTTTAAGAATCGATTTAAATACGGATCAACTTCTTCAAAATCGTATTTTGCAAAATCAATTTTCTTTGGAAGGGTAGAGGCTTTCTTTTTAATGTCATCAAAAGACAGTTTATACAACTCTTTTAATGTAAGTGGTATTTTAAATAAACCACTTTTTTTATTAAAACTGAAAGGGGCTCTAATCAACCTTGCTCCATCATAAATACTATCACAATCAGGGAACACATCAACTAACGTGCTTTTAACCGTCATAGGAAGATCTAAAGAAGGTTTAAATCCAAATAAATTAGGAAGTACAATGTGAAATCCAGTTCCACTAAACCACACTTGAATATGATCTTCTTTAATTTGAAAATCATTTTGCAATGTTTCATTAACAAAATACCGAATAAAACTTAAAAACTCGGTATCGGATAAACTTTGCTTGTCTATATCTAAGATAATTTTATCTATATAGTAAGAACCTCGAAATGAACTAATAGTTTTCTTAGCATTGAGATGACGATTGAGTTCACTATCAAATGAATACCAACTGTGATACAACTCATGCTCATTCTCTGTTTTGCCAATAAGGTTAGGCAGATTCTTTATTAAATCTGCCCGACCTCTATTAGTTATGTGACCCGAAGCAATTTCTACGAAGCGTTCAGAACTTCCCAAGATTTTTCCTTTCCTTGTGTCTTAACTCGTTTTAGAATTACACCCGCATCTTTCAACATATATTGTTTCTCATTCTTTATCCCTCTGAATTTTCGCATAAGTGTATCGGGATTGAAAAAGACTCCATACGTTGACTTAATCCATTGAGCCACATCCATTTGAATATGATGCGATCCTATTACAGATTGATGAGGTATCATGGATAACCACTCTACAATTAAATCCTCACTGTTGTATTTTTTTCTTGGAGCGGATTTAGACATTCCAAGACTACTTTTAAATACACTCATTAGTTTAGATCCGGAGTATCGTCATCTTCAACGGGGCTATTATCCCACATACTTTTCATCTTTTCTGCGGGTGCGGCGTTGTAGTTCTTTGGCTTATCTTTAAAAGAATTCCACTTATCTAATAAAGATTTAATTCCTTTGTCTTTACTTGCATACCAAAACCACACTCTACGTTTAAAGTTACCCGTTTGTGTTTTATCGGTTATTTCATAACGTAAGATATAAACTTCTCTGTCAATACAGTCACGAATACATTCTTCGCTAAGACCTTTATAATCTTCTGTCATAGGTGTTTTATTTTCAACACCTAATTCTTGAAGAAAATGTCTAATCTTCCATGAGCCGTTCTTTACAGGAGGTTCTGATTTTGTAGAACCCCAATCTGAAGACACGCCTTTATCTTTAGCGTGATTACCGTTCATGTACCACACAACATTGTATTTTGATTTACTGTTTTGAGGTTTTCCTTCAATGCAAATAGAAATATCGTTATCGTATTTATCTTCTTTATTTTCAATGTTAACTATTTTAACCTTATCTATGTATACGCCCTTAGGCCAATCGTTACCAGCTCCATTGCTGACGCTAGATCCTATATTAAATCCCATTTAATTACTCGCTGTTTCTTTAGGTTTAAAATTTTCCAATTTCACTTTAAATGCCTCAAGTTGTTTATTTGTAATACCTGAGGATAACCATTTCTTGTGTTTGGTTTTCTTTTCCGTGTCTATATCTAGAGAATCCAACATCTTCTCAATTTTATTTAAAGCCGTTCTAGTAGGCTTTTTATTGTTCACAATACCTTGTTTAACATCTGCAATAAGAATTTGAGCTTCAGCTTCTGTAATGTTCCAAGCAGATAGCTTTACTTTCTTAATTCGATCTTGATCGGATACTAAACAATTTGGATCTCTCATCAATCGGTCTAGTTCAAGACTTTGCTTTTGAGTGGTTTGTCCAATAACAATCTTAGAGCCACACAAATGTGTAGGAAGACGATCATTGTGATCCAAACCTTTAATGTCTTCACCAAACCAGAGTTCAATACCAAACCCCGTTAAAGTTGAAATACCTTTAGCTAAACAACGACGTATGGTGTTTTCTACCAATGTCATAGGAGGATCTACGACGGCTTGCATTCTATTGTCTCTAACGGCTAATTCCATTGTAGTTGTCATTTCTTCATTATTGTTGTCTACAATAGCAATGTCTACTTTAACCATTGCAGTTTGATTGGGTGCTATCATATACGGAAGGGTTAATTCGTTTCCGTTAATGATTGTTTTGTATTCATGAGTTTTGTACGTGACTTCTTGAAAGTTCTTTTTAACCTTATCCCAAGCAACTGCCCAAGATAAATAATCAAAGTTTCCTTTCTTTTCTGTATATTTTTCATATTCTTCATTTCGAAGAATTTCATACGCTTTTATGTTTTCTAAATCCATAGTGGTTCCTTTAATTTTAAAGGGGATCAGCCGGAGAAATGCGGAGTAAACTGACCCCCTAGGAGAAGTTAATTAACACATATTCATAGTAAAATCATGCAATTGAATATGGTTCTCTATAATTTTATTAGGTTGAGTTGATTTTAAAGCCTCTGTACAAGAGTTGTAGAAAGACCACATATTTCTAGGTGCAAATTCATTATGAGGTGGATCATCCCAATGCTTATAAGCTTTCTTAGCTTGTCGTGCTTGAAGGACTTTATACCCCATTAATTCACCCAGTAATTGGTAGGCGTTTCTTCTTTTTAAATCAACGTTTTCCATGACGTTTTTATCTTTCTGTATATCGTCAAACTTTTGTTGAGATTTATACAGTATTTGAAGGATGTTTTGTTCTAAATCGTTGTAAACATTTTTAGTGTGCTTTCTCATGTAGGTTATGTCACCTGTAAACATAAGGTTGCTACACACAAAGACTTGGGCTCCCGCACAAAATCCATTTGACATAGATTTATCGTAACTAGATCGTATACCAAGAGAAAATCCTAATTCGTTTTCATGTTCTGTAGATTCAGTTTCTTTTTTATATCGTAAGGTTGCAAACATTCTCTGATCGTTTCGAGCCAAACCAATTTGACTTTCATCAAATACCCAACCTTCATAACCAAGTATTTTATCGGCAATGTCTTGAGTATTTTTCATTAGATCAGAAAAGCTTACAGGGGTATATGTAGGGGTAGCTTCAGGCAAAGCAACTCCTTGCAATTCTGCAAGATTTACTAATCGCCCTCCACTTAACATTAGATTACCCATGAACAATCTCCTTTAATGATTTTTGAAAAACTTGAGGAGTTTCTTTTATTGCATGATTCAGTTTTTCGTTGCGTTCACACATCCACGCATCAACAATTCGTGCTGCTATCATATCGGAATATCCATATTCCTCTGCTAGAGCATCTTTAAGTTCTATATCTGTATATTCATTAGAATTGTCTAACTCATATAAATAAGGGAAAGCGGTTTCAGAAGCGTTGTCAACAATTAAGTCGAGTTCAGTTAGCGTCATTAAACATTTCCTCTTGGTTTTTATCCGCATTTACAATGGCTTGTTCAAGAATTTTATCCAATCTTGACGTTACCTTTACTGCATCTTGAATGATGTTTATATCGTATTGATCTCGAAATTCTGGATATTTCTTAGAGACGAGTTCAACCATATCATCAATATGCTCAAACATTGCTATCCATTTATCTCGAACTTCATTTAGGTTTTTAACAGACATTATTATCCTTTAGGGATAAAGAATAAGCTCTCAGCTTCAGTATTCGGAAGGGGTAAGGAAGCGTGAGTAATTGCCAAGAGCCTATTCAATGATTAAAGAGATAGTTTTCGATTAAAAGCGTAACTGTACAATTCTATTTTATTGCGTATGCCTTTATCAAATTGATTGTATATCGTTCTGTCCTTAATTTTCCTAGCGACTTTAACAGCTTTATTGTTGTCAATTTCACGAAGATATTTAGACAGTTGTCTTTTGGTCATAAGCCGTATCTGTATGACTTCTTCTGCAAATGAATTGCCTTTTACTATTTTTCTTTGGCGATCCACTTTTGTAGCGTTTGACCAAATACTGAATTGAATCAGTTTTTGACGGGTTTCGAGGTTTAAAAGATCATTTATTAGCATTTTATTCTCCTTTAAGCTAATCAAACACTACATTAATGTCCAGTATTAAATAAAATTATTGTAGAGTTTGTATTGTATTATTAAATTTCATTACACCATAGGGGTATGGAATATGAATCAAGAAAATTTTTTATTGTGGCTTAAAAGAACTGAGATTCCTTTAAGTAAAATATCAAAAAAAACAGGGGTAAGTAGGTCTACGCTTTATAAATGGATGGAAGGAGGACCTATTCGGAAGCGGAACATGGAGAAGGTTGTAAAAGGATATTCTACGGAAATAACCTTATACAATGAGTCAATTAATTTAAACTCAAAAAATATAGACCTTGGGGGGGTCTAAACACATGGAAGCTCAAAGAATAATAGATAATCAAGAGAGGTTAATTAACTATCAAGAAAAAGAGATCAAATCTTTAAAAGAAATTGTGAATAAAAAACAAGCTGAGTCCACTCACTGGGAAGCATTAGAATATGATTTTATTTGCAATGTGACTTTGTATCGAGAGGGATTTAGATTTGGGAGAATCATTGATTCTGTTACTGATCTAGATAAACAAGCTAAAACATTAGGGTATTCATCAAAAGAAATCGAATCTTTTTGGGATATTGGTAAAAAACATCTTAAAATGCAAGATCACCCTATCGAAGCTATTATCAACGCTGAAACTCAAAAAGCGATTCAGAAACAGATTGGTACACTTCCAATTATATTTGATGCAATGAAAACAGTAGTAGGTAGTCACTACATTCCACAGCCGATCATATATAAACATAAAAATGGCACAAATATAGGAGCAATCAGCTACAATAAGGTTGAATGGGTAGATATGAAAGTCGTTGCTAAAGTTAAGTTTCTTACGGATTAAATATTTAGCGTAACCCCTATTGCAGTTCTGCAGTTTCAATAAAGGGTGGCAATAAAACCACCCTTTATTGAGATTGATCTAATTAACACTTATACTTAAAGGTATAAAGAATTACCTAAATTACTGTAGAGATCATTCTTGTGAATGTAATTCCCTTTAAACATTAAATTAAACCAATCCGCTTCCTTACTAGAGAAAATAGATATAAATGGGAATTTTACTTTATTAGTAACAGCATATTCCACAATATCTTTTTTCTTTCCTGTAGATATTTTATTCAGATTTTTTGTTGTAAAACAGTTGTAAACTTCTCGTTGAAATTCAGAGTCGTTCTTTAACCATTCTTGTTTAAACCAACCTTTTAAATCTAACATTTTAAGAGACTTAGCTAGTTTATTTAAACTACTAATTGAAGATTGATTTATACCTTCAATCAACAAAGCACGGTAAATACCTTCCATGACATTTTTATCAGAGTCTTTACAGATTTTACGAATACGCTCAATATTGTATCCTTCTAAATGATCTGCAACAGAAATGTCTTTTAATTCTGTAAATTGTTTAATTGACCACTTTTCTACAATACTAGAGGATAGTCCGTAATGGTATTTATCTACACAACCTTTCTTTTGACTTACAAACAAAGCGTCTTTAAAGTAGCTAAGATAACGAGGAGTAATAACCTTTGCGAACTTTTTGGTTTGACCGTAATAATCTGTTCGTTCAATAGAAGTGTTGCCTGAGGCTGTTTTCTTTTTAGATTTGTATTGAAAGATCACTTGACCGTCAGACCAACCTTTCCAAGATTTTACTTTATCACGATACTCTGGAGTGTTAATAAAACTTAACATTGCTTCGGCTATATGAGGAGAACTCGCAGTATCATCATCAAATGAATTTAATTTGGTATTGATAGGAATCTTCCTAATCCAATCGTGAATTTCTGGATGCTCTGAAAGTAAAATGTAATCTACAAAATCAGAATCGGCTAAATAATCTTCAGATAACTCTGTAAACATTCTAAGAGTTTTCTTTTGTTTATAACCCATTCCTTTTTGCAATTCCATTAACTTTTCTTCACTACCACACAACTCAACCATTGTTTCAAAACTAGGTTTATTGTGAGTCAATTCGTGGCGTCTAGTCCAATCTTGATCTGCACGAACCCATTCGCTAAAGTATTTATCTAAATACGCTTTACGACTAAGTTTTCCACGAACCTTATCAATAGCCTTTAATTGATTCTCTTGAGAGGTTTTAGCAACAGCTAACATTGTTTCAATATCAAACTTATCTCCGTCAAAATACTCTGCTTTAAGCACCAATTTATTTAAGTTTGACAATTGCAATCTGTCTTTAATGTACTTATTTGAATGAGGAAACTTGTCTTTTATTTTTTGAATAGTATTGCTTTCATTAAACATTTGTCTAAAAGCACTTACTTCTTCAAACAATGACAAACCTTCTCTTAATGTATTTTCATCAATTTGATAAGCTGACAAATCTCCATTTGGTGCGGGAACTTCATAGATACTTGCTTTTTTTGCTTTTAATAATTGCAAAGCTTTAAGTCTACGATGTCCAGCTACTAGATAAAGTTTATCTTTGTCTTTATAAACGGTAAGAGGTTGAATTAAACTTTTAACTCTGATGCTTTCTTTTAATGAATTAAATGCATCACTATTTATATCGATGTGTTTACGAACATTCTCTTTAACGTGAATGTCTTGAATGTTTACAGTTGTATTCATTCGGTTCCTTATTTATAGGGTTTAATTAAACGATCTATGTGTAAAGCAATACGACTTTGATTGTACTGCAATTCATCATACTGTTCTTTTATGTCACGGTACAAAGTTTCAGGTGTGTACTCGTTCGTATATCTGCTATTGGCGATTGATTTTATAATCTCAACAGCTTCTTTAGGAGAAGGATCTGTTACAGCGTCGCCTCCTAGAAATTGAATAATCATAGGTGTAGTCAACAACATATTTACCAACTTGCTCTGTAGTAATAATCAGCATTGTCTTTGCTTTCTAATAGTTTATAACAGACGTCTAAAGTGTATTCTGTGTCTTTTAAATACCATTGATCTATTTCTGTATTTCCAAAGAAAAATCCTTTACCTGGAGGTAATAAATGTTTTACCTTTTCGTGATCGTTGTCTTTATAAGCTCTTATAGCGGCTTTACAGGTTTCTGCTAACAATTCTAAAGAGTCTCTAGAAACAAAATATTCTTTACAATCGTCTTGACCTTTTTGAATATTATGCACGAACCATCTGTGAATATGATTAGCTTTACGCCAAGAAGCAACTTGTGTACTGATGTCGGTTATGTTATTGACATCAAGTTCATTATTCTTTACAAAATCACCGTCTATTTCTAAAGTATGTTCTTGATCACTTCCTTCTATCCATTGACCTCCGTAATAATACTTAGCGGTCAAATACATATCTAATCCCATTTAATCCTCCTTGTACACATCACAATGCTCTAAACACTTTGAGCAAATATCTGTGTCATCATATACGATTGCACTACAACATCTTGAATAGGTCATTTTTACTCCTTATTTTATTTTCCAAGATTCTATTCTTTGATCACAACTTCTTGGATCGTTGTTATCATAATATCTGTCTTTTACTTTTATATATCTTTCAGAATTCCGTATTGCATTAAGCGTGGATACCGAAATTGAATCTGACCGATCCCATTTATCTAGGTAACGATTTCTCATTCCCGGTTCTAAAGGAACTCTGCTTATTGAATGACTAAAGGGTTTAATATAGTCAAGTGTTACAGGTCTACTTTTTCCCCATAAATGAGGATAGACTTTTCTTCTTTTCATTTAAGACTCCTTTAATTATAAGCTATTAATAAATGATTCAAATTCTTCAACTTTAGCAGTATCGACTGCAATCATTCTTTCATATCTATCAAGATCGCCTTTGAATATTGTATTAAACCAATAATCTTCTCCATATTCAATACTACCTTGCAATATATTTCTTAAAGTAAAGACTTTATTACGTAATGTATGTATGTTTGCACCTGTCGCTTTTCTTTGTGCAATTGAATAAGCTACATTAACATCATTTAACAACTTTGTATATATTTCAATTAATGAATCTTTCATTTAATTCTCCTTTTAATTTTTAAAATACTAGCGATATATGGGGTACTTTAAGCACTTAATATTCCCGTAGCAGAGGTTTTATAATATATGCGAGGTAATATGAGGCAACCTCTACTACTAAGGGAATAAAGCATTTATTTCTCCTTTTTATCTTTAACGTACATAGGCATAAAAAACTTTTCTCCTATCTTGTAAAGTTGCCAATAAGACTTTCTTACAAGATTTCTTGATATACCTATGTACTTTTCTCTATTCTTTTTAAATCGCTCTGTTAAATCAATCATCAACTGCCGTATCTAAGTAAGCGTTTAGCAGTATTTAATAACCAATCTTTATCAGATGCCAAATCATCTCTTAATACAGGATTATCTTTTCCAATTTTATTATATTCATGGTAATTATCAGCGTTACCGTCCATAAGAAAAGCGGGGCAAAAGGAACTACTATTCCAAACTGCTTTTGCTTTAAAGAATTTTAATTTGATGATTTGTTGAATACACACCAAAGCTACTTTACCAAGTTGTTTTTCATGATCTTCTAATATTTCATCCATACTGTTTTCTATGGTTCGAACTTCTTCCATAGTTTCTTCATGAAAATAACTTTCATGGGTTTCCATTAATCTCCAACTTTTAATGATATCAATTAATCTGCGTTGTATTCTATCGAACTGAATTTTTAATGTAGGCATATCTCCATATCCTAACTTTTTTTTAGTAGGTGGTTTAATATCTCCTATTTTAAGTTTATGCATTTATATCTCCGTTTTTGTTTATTTTGTATTGTTTAATATAACATACATTACATATATGTAGTTTAATTATTTGCTAGTTTTGAAAGAGATCTAGCAACTCTAGGTCTTTTACCAGTTTGCATGGATAAGTGAACCTATTAACTCTGGAACGCTTTGTATTTATAGTGCATCGACTTACACTTATTGGGTAGAAACGTCAGCTTTTGAAGATGTCATAGAGTTCATTATAAAGTGTGAACCCGATGAGTACATATATACATATTGCAAGGAATGTGATCACTGACCAATCGCCTTTTCTCTTGCTCTCGCCATAGCCTGTATAAAGCTTGTATTAGGTAATTTACGTACCTCAATAATGCCACCGAATATTGTAGCGAAATGCCAATATTTACGGCTTTGTTTTAATAGATAAACCATAGTATCTCCTTTTAGTTAAAGTCTTGTTTTAATAAGTGCGTTTTAATTTGAGCAGGGATTTAAATAATGTGATGGGTCGAGATACAGATAGGGAGAAACGGGTAGTGTTGTCCAACTACACATGGCTGTTAAGGGGAAATTAATCCCCCTAACAACAGAAGTAAGAACTAGGATTATCGTGAGATTCTTGCTAAACGATCCTTTAGAGATGTTAAACCAATCGCTCGTGAAGGTTCCCTAGACATAGAGACGACGAAGCCGTGAACAGTTTCATTAGTCTTCTTATGCTTATATTGACTAGGGCTAGGCTTAACATCGCCTTTCCATTCCAACATCTGATAAATCTCTTTCATGTAATCCATAACTTTCGGTATATCTGTTTCATTGTCAACAAAACAAGAAGCCGAAGTAGCGGTATCTGTGATATGAAGGAGATCATCATCAGTTAGCTCGTCAAGAGATTTCTCTGGAAGAATCTTATCAAAGTCTTGCTTACGTTCATTGTAAGCTGAGAAGTTGAGCTTTAAAGTATCAAGTATATTGTTAATCATTATTTATCCTTTAGTTATTATTAAATGAATGCACACCTAACGAGGGTCGACAATGGGGTTGTACTGTATAGAACTCAACAGACTTTTTCAACGAAAACAGACCCCAGTGCAACCTCATTGGAGGGGGGGCGGTATCCCATATATCCCACACACCCATTCTACACCTATTTTTCAAAAACTGGCAGTAGAGGATCTTAAACCCTTTTTATTACCTTCCGTTTATGAAATACGAAGATACACCTCAACTTGAAGTAATTAACCCGAAAACAGATGAATTTGAGCCTCTAGACCCTATGTTAAGCGATAAGGCATGGAGAATTATTAGCGTCTTTACGGCAGAAGAAAAAGTAATGGAAAGAACAGTTAAGATGCATAAGTGGATGAGCGGTGAAGAGGGGTTGTATCATATCGAATACAACTAAACGCATGGATTAACTGTTATATATATATAACTGTATTAATACTACTGTTATATATATAACTGTTAATATATAGTAACAAGTTATATATAGCAACAGTTTATAATATAATAGTTAAGGTAATATTACTGTATGGACTTTATCACTCGAAAATTTAAAAAAAATAAATATCAAAAAGTCACCTATCCGATCTTTACTAAACAAGAAGCAGATAATAGAGAATTAGAATACACGTCTTGGAGGGAGTGTCAGGTAGGTGGCTATGGTTTAAGCGATGATGGGTTTGTTTCTGAATGCATTTATAGAAAGCAATATAAAGCAAAAGAACAGGTAACCTTTCCGTTTGGGCGTCAATGGATAGGTCAGTCTAATTTAGAGTATCTGCCACACAAACTTTCGGGTCAATATTCGCAGATAGGCACTCGATCTTGGGATGAGCAAGAGTCTAAGAAAACTCGTACAAAAAATGCCGTAAAAGTGTACGCAGAGATGATGTTAAATGGAGACAACATCGATTGGGAATTGGTGGGAAAAGTCTATCGTAGCGATCAAGAACGACCCGATTTAACGGCAAAAAGATTATTTAAAAAGGAAAGTATACAGAAAATGCTAGATGAACAAATACAAAAAGCTTTAACCGAGCGGAATCTTACGCAAGGTGATGTGCTAGATATGTTGTTAGATGCCATTAAAATAGCCAAAGAAAAGGAAGATCCTTCTAATATACTTAGAGGGGCTGAACAGTTTATACGGATTATGGATATGTTGCCTAAAAAGACCATGCAAACCGATGCCGTACAAATTGATATGACTAGCACCATATTGGATAAAATTGCTAAAGAAGAAAAAAAGAGCTTAACAATGTCTCAAAAAAAGGAAATTCCCTATGAAGAAACCTCAAAAGCATAAAAAAATTGTAATTATACAATCTGAAGATCGAGAAAAGTTGATCTCATTTATGCAAGTATTAAAAGACGTAGCGGGAGATATGGGGTTACAAGTAGAAGACGGAGAAACAGAAATGGCTATGGGAATGGATTATTAATGCCTAGAAAGGAGGAAGATAAGACCGTTATACTGCAAAAGTTAAAACACGATATGATGTTGTTTGGGAAAGTGTGTATGCCAAATATGTTTGCAGTAGAGTCTCCCAAGTTTCACTATACCATTGCTGAAAAACTACTGAATCCCGATATAAAGCAGATGAACATTGTGGCTCCTAGAGGTCATGCAAAATCTTCTATTGTTGCGGGAGTCTTTCCTTTACACCATTTGATGTTTGGGGAAGGAAAAAAATTAATTGTGTTGGTGTCTAGAACTCAAGATCATGCAGTTAAATTGCTTGGATTGTTAAAAGACACGATGGATTTCTCAGATCAGTTTAGATCTATCTTTGGGTATTGGGGATCTCATAGTGCTAAATCGTGGTCTAAGTCAGAAATAGAGTTAAAAGATGGATCGGTGGTTATTTGCAAAGGTACAGGTCAGCAGTTACGTGGTATTAAAGTAGGAAATCAACGACCTACCTTAATTATTGTAGATGATCCTGAAGATGAAAACAACACCAAAACGGCTGAAGCTATGGAAACCAATTTACGTTGGTTATTGCAAAGTGCGGTTCCTTCCGTAGATCCACGAAAAGGGCGTATTGTTATTATTGGAACCCCTCAGCATCAACGGTGTTTAGTGGAAACCTTAAAAGGGATGCACGGATGGGATAATATGACTTTTAAACCCGATTTTGAAAAGAACATCGCTTTATGGGAAAATTGGTGGAGCATTAAAAAATTATTAGAAAAAAAGAAAGAATTGGAGTCTATTAATCGCTTATCGGTGTTTTACAGGGAATACGCTTGTGAAATTGTAGGAGATGAAGATCAACTGTTTAAAGCTGAAGACTTTAGATTTTTTGAAGGCGACTTCTATCGCAAAAATAATAAAAATTATTTAAAACTAACCTCTTTAGATGGGGTTCCGTGCGATAAAATAGTGCCTATAAACGTATTTACAGGCGTGGATCCAGCTTCAAGTGTTAAAAGAGGGGCAGATTATTCCGTTATTTACAATCTTGCGGTAGATGATGAAGAAAATAGATATTCGTTACCTTATTACAGAAAACACGCCAAACCTTTGGATTTAGCTGAAGCCATTGTAGATAATTTTAGGCGTTATCATTCAGAAAAGACCCGTATTGAGTCTGTAGGGTATCAAGAAATGTTAAGAGAATACGTCCTAAAACGATCTCGGGAAGAAAATTTATTTATTCCAGGTCTCAATATAAAAGAAAACCCCCGCAACTCTAAATCCAACCGATTGGAGTCCTTACAACCGATCTTTGCCAAGCGTCAAATGTACATTCATCAAGATCAACAAGACCTTATGGATGAACTGCTCTTATTTCCAAGAGGAAAGCACGATGACATATTGGATGGGTTGTATTATGCAAACAAAGGGTCGTTTGCTCCCTATCATACCGTAGACGATGTACCTTTATTAACTAAGAAAAAACGAACAATATTTAGCGATTGGCAGTTGGCTTAACAAAGGGGTTAACAGAACTGGCTGTTGAGGATCGGGTCGTCCTCTGAATAATATTGCCACCAAATTTAACGAAAGAGTTAATGGCAACCGAAAAGCACCCCGAAGTCACCAAGTCAGAACGTTTATTAGATAACTATCATGAAGCCAGAGCTACGTGGGCAACCCAAGCAATGGAAGACGATGAGTTTCGTAACAATCAACAATGGAAACGTGAACACAAAAATGTATTAGCAGAGCGTTCACAAGTTCCTATCGTGGATAACATCATATATCCAGCCGTAGAACAAGCTAAAGCCTTACTTACGGCAAACAAACCAAAATTTCAATCAGCGGGTCGAGACGATTCTGACAATAAAGTGGGAAAACTTTTTTCCGATATAATGGCGTATATATGGGATAATTCAAACGGAAATGTCGAATTAAAGCAAGTAGTAGACGATTACTACGTAAAAGGCATGGGAGTGATGCAAACCTATGTAGATGGAATGGCAGATTTCGGCAGAGGAGAGATTCGGGTTAAAAGCGTAGACCCTCTTGATTTATACCTTGATCCCAATTCAAAAGACACCTTTGGGCGTGATTCAGCGTGTATGATTATTGCAAAACGAATCACAGGTGAACAGATCAAAGTTGCCTATCCTATGATTGTTGATCAGATAGACAATATGCAAACGGCAAGTAGCAACAATCGGTATCCAACTACTATGAGAGATGGATCTGAAGATCAGCAAATTGGACCGACAGAAGATGACGATGGATACTACCGTCATTATGAGATTATAGATCGATATGAAAAAGTAAAATTAAACTACTTTCATTTGCTCGACACACTTACGGGTGAAGAAAATATTATGAATGAAGAAGGGTTTGATGCGTATCAGCAAGAACCCGCTATTATCATGGAAACGGCACAAGGTATTCAGCCTGTAACCGAAGACAAGGCTGTACGAGAATTGTTGCAAGTAGCTGAAGCCACAGGTGGAGTTTACCACATGATTCAAGATCCTCAAACGGGTCAACCTACAATGATGCCGGGTGAAGAAGGTGATAACGCCATTCCAAATACCACAACACGGATTAATGTGGTTACTAAACTAGAAATGGTTGAACAGGAAGTGGTGGTAATGAATCGAGTTATTGTAGATCGCATTATGAGAATAATGTCGGTAGGGGGTGTCTTGATCGATCAAAGCATTATGGATATTGAAGATTATCCCATTGTGCCTTTAATGAATCGTCACAACAGAAATCCTTATCCAATGAGCGATGTTCGATTTGTTAAGCCAATTCAAGAATACATCAATAAACTAACCTCTTTAATTATTGCTCACGCTTCAAGTTCTACCAATACAAAATTATTAATTCCAAGAGGATCAATGGATCGCAAACAATTGGAATCTGAATGGAGCAGAGCGGGAACAGGAGTCATTGAATACGATCCAGAACTAGGTCAACCGATTGTAGCGGGTCCGATTCCTTTACCCAATGAATTGTATAAAAATAAAGAAGATGCTAAAGGCAGTATCTATCAAATATTAGGGATTCATCCTTTATCTCAAGGAGATCCTAGTGCTGCACCCTCTACATACAAAGGTACGGTTGCAGTCGATGAATATGCCCAACGTCGTATTAAATCTAAGCTAGACGATATTGACGAAATGTTGAATCAAGTCGCTCGATCTGTGGTTCAACTCATTCAGCAAACCTACACAGATGAAGCTATGTTAAATCGCCCAGTATATGATGATTTTACTGGAGAGATCGTAGGACGGGTTAACGATGTTACTATTGGTAAATACGATCTTATTGTCGTAAGCGGTTCCACGCTACCATCGAATCGTTGGGCAAGATTTGAATATTATATGCAACTCTATTCAGCTGGAATTATCGATCAAGTTGAAATCTTAGAACAAACGGAAGTTGCGGACACAGAAGGCGTCTTAGAAAGAACCGCTATTATATCTCAGCAACAACAAACGATACAACAATTACAAGAAGAACTCAAGCGTGTACAAGGTGACTTACAAACCTCGGAAAGAGAAAGTGTTCACGATAAAAAACGTGTTGAGATTGAAAAATTTAAACGTCAGTTGGGAAGAGCTAACGATAAAACGGCAAAAGCCGTTGAATTGTTTGAGGCTCGATTAGGCGATCAACTGAAAATGGAACGGGAAACGGAAGCAGAACCTCAAACACCAGTTGCTGTCACTTAGACAAATTGGAAGGAGATAATATGGAAGAACAAGTTCAAGACATTATTGCTGAGGATACCTCAAATAACGTCTCAGTAGATCAAACTGACGGACTAGAGCCATTTGATGCCAGTTTAGATACAAAAACAGGTATGTATATGGACGAACCTAAGGAAGTGGAAACACCTCCTGTAGCCCCTGTTGAGAAACCTCAAGAGGAGCGTTACGAATATTGGCAAAGTAAATACGATCAGAAGGCGAGTGAGTTCAACTCAATGGAACAACGTATCAAGGAATTAGAAAATGTCGAGCCTATCGCAAGGCACATTAAAGACAATCCTTGGGTTTTAGACAATGTTGCAAAATCACTCTCTGGTGATACCCCTGTGGTTGCCGGTCAACCCGAATCGCAAGGATTACCAAAGAAACCCCAGCGTCCAAGTAAGCCAAGCAATTATGATCCATCTGAAGCATACATGGATCCGGAATCGGTTAGTTTCAAGTATCGTGATTCTCTAGACACATATCGAGAGGATTTGGTGAACTACCAAGAGCAGAAGTTGAACTATCAAGAACAACAAAATGCAAGACAATACGAGATACAACAAAAGCAACAACAAGAAGCCATGCAAAAACAAGAACAACAAGCAATGGTTCGCAATTTAACAGAGCAGTATGGGTATACACCCGAAAAAGCTACGGAATTTATGAAGTATTATTCTTCTCCAGATAGCATCTCTCTAGACAATTTAGTTGCTTTAGACCGAATACGGAATGCTCCAAGTACCGCAGAAGTGGAGACAAGGCAAAAAGCTGAAATGATGAAGAATCGTCAACAACGGGTTGCCGTTCCCCCACCAGCAAGTGTTGGAGGTGGAGAAAATCAACCACAGTACACAGATGAAGATTTGTTCAATTTGGCTTTAATGCAAAATAAAAGAACGGTTTAATCAAACGACCCTGAGGGGGGTCTAGGAGGGTAACAACAATGGCTAGTAACGCCAAAAATCTACATAATAACCTAACATCAAGTGGGGTATTATATACAGACAGACGAGATTTTTACATTCGTCCTAATGTAGTAAAAGAGCTTTGGACTGATGTAACACCATTTACAACAGTTATTGCTAATAAAAACACCGTAACAGGTATGGCTGATCCACAGTTTAAGATGTTTGAACATCGTAATCCTTGGGCAAGGCAGTATTTTCAACAATCTACTACTCAAGCAGTTGCAGCCGATAACGGAGCAGACACATGGACTGTAAAAGGCACTTCAGTTGTCGGAATGGAAGGCGAAGGTGCTGGAAATGCGTACAACAGTTGGATTGGACTTGAGTGTGAAGTTTGGACAGCCTTAACACCGGGAGCTACTAAAAAAGGTGTGGTCTTAATTACTGCGGTAGCAAGTAGTGGAGCTAGTGGAAATTTTAGTGTTAAAAACATGGGTGACGCTACAATTACTCCGGCAGATGGTGATTATTTGATTGTCGTAGGTAGTGCATACGGTGAAGGTACCGTAGCTGGAACCGCTTGGGCAGACGAACTTGCAGTCGTTTACAACCAATGTCAGATCTTTAAAACACCTTTACAAATAACAGGTACTTTATTGGCATCTGCTTTAAGAGGTGAATCATCTGAATTGGCAAGATTGCGTGATCAGAAGTCTCAAGAACACAAGATTCAAAAAGAAAGAGCTTTCTTATTTGGTCGTTCTCCTATCAACACTAGCGGTGGATTTGATGACAATTCTCTATCTGATGCTAATAGCAACGTGGTTCGTTCAACAATGGGAATTATTCCAGCAATTGAAAAGCACGGAGCAAGTAGTGGAGACGATCAGAGTCGTTTTTCAATAACCGAAGCAAGTTATTCTTATAATGACTTTGTAGACGATATGGAAAAAGTATTCCAATACGTTCCTGAAGCGGGTATGAAACGTGCTTTCTGTGGACAAGGAGCGTTAAGCTACTGGTCTAAGATGGCGGGTTCTTCTGGATTTGCAGGTAACTCTGGATGGACAGTTTCCCTAGGAGATATGAAAAGAGATGCCTTAGGATTTAACTACAGAATTCTTGAAACACCTCACGGTGCTTTGCAGTTAATTCCAACTCCAGTTTTACGTCAGACTTACAACAAAACAATGTTGGTTGTATCTGATGAAAATCTGTTCCATGCTCAATACAGGGCTCCAAAGTTC